AGATCATATAACAACAAGTAATTTAGATTTATTTAGCTTCGTAGCTGCTAGTCAGTATGCAAATACAGAAGTAGATGATGGAACTGGATCAGGTGCAAAAGAAGCTAGATTTAGTTGTAATGTAAATATCCAAAGTCCTAAAGAAGCATTTGCAGCAATAAATGATCTAGCTGGTGTTATGAGATGTATGCCAATATGGTCTGCTGGTTCTGTAACTATATCTCAGGATAAGGAAACCACAGCAAGCTATCTATTTAATTTAGCCAATGTAGGAGAAGGAGGTTTTTCTTATTCAGGCAGCAGTTTAAAGACTAGACATAGTGTTGTTTCCGTTAGTTACTTTAATATGGATTCAACAGAAATGGATTTTGAGGTTGTAGAAGATGCTACAGCAATAACAAAACTTGGAACGATAGTAAAACAAGTTAAAGCATTTGCTTGTACTTCTCGTGGTCAGGCTGCAAGACTTGGAAGAGCATTATTATTTGCCGAACAAAATGAATCGGAGGTGGTTACATTTAGTACTTCAATAGACTCAGGAGTAGTCGTAAGACCTGGTTCTGTTATTGAAATAAACGATCCAGTAAGGGCTGGAGCTAGAAGAGGTGGTCGAATCGTAGCTGCGACAACTACTGCGATAACAGTAGATGCACTGGCAGATACAACCTTACCTTCATTAGCTGATAATCCTACTATTAGTGTCATTCTTTCAGATGGAACAGTTGAATCGAAAAGTATAACTGCTATATCAAATGCAGTTTTAACTGTTGACTCTGCTTTCTCCTCCGCACCGAATGTAAATTCTCCTTATTTATTATCTAGTACAAGTTTGCAAACTCAGTTGTTTAGAGTAATTCAAGTAGAAGAGCAAGACGATATTAATTATGTAATAACAGCCTTGTCTTATGTAGAGGGTAAATATGCCTTTATTGAAGATGGCACGGCTTTACCAGCTAGAACAGTATCTTTACTTAATCAACCAGCACCTCCTCCAAGTAGCTTAACTGTTACAGAAAAAACAGTAATTATTAATAATATTGCTAGAAGTAAATTAATAGTGGATTGGCAACCAGTACAAGGTGTAACTCAATATTTAGTAAATTATAAAATTGGGAATAATAACTATGTATCACAGATAGTTTTTAGTTCTGATTTTGAAATATTAGACACTCCCGTAGGAGAATATACTTTTCAGGTTTTTTCTTATAATGCCTTGTTAGAGTTATCAACTAATTTCACGGAAACTACTTTTAGTGCAGTAGGTAAAAGTTCATTACCAGATGATGTATCTGGTTTAACTATAGAACCTATTAATGAACAATTCGTCAGATTAAGATTTAACCAAACAACTGCAAATGATGTTTTACATGGTGGACGTGTATATGTAAGACACACAACTTTAACTGGTAATAATGCTCTTTTCCAATCTGCACAAGATGTTATTGAGGCTGTTGCTGGTAACGCTTCTGAAGTTATTGCCCCTGCCTTGGAAGGTACATATATCCTTAAATTTCAAGATGATAGTGGAAGATTTAGTACAAATGCGACAAAAGTTTCTTTGTCTCTTGTAGATTTTTTAGATTCTATAACTGTTAAAAATGACAGAGAAGATACTGATGACACACCTTATGACGGAAATAAATCACATACTGTTTACGACTCAAGTTTAGGTGGACTGAAACTTATAGATCCTACGACAAATGCAACTGGTACTTGTGACTTCAATGAAACGCTAGATCTTGGAGGTATTTTTTCACTCACATTAAAACGTCATTTTCAAGGAATTGGATTTTACACAGGGGATCAATTTGATAATAGAACAGAAAATATAGATACATGGACAGATTTTGATGGAACTATTGCACAAGAAGTTAATGCAAAATTAACTGTAAAAACTTCTGATGATATGAGTTCATTTGGAGATTATAATGATGTTACTAACGGAACATTTAAAGCTAGAGGTTTTAGATTTAGAATTGTTTTAACTACCACGGATATAGCACAAAATATGAATTTGCAGCAAGCAGGTTATATTGCAACAATGCCATCAAGAACAGAACAATCTGCTGTTATTGCTTCTACAGCAGGAGCAAAAGCAGTAACATTTACACACCCATTCTTTGTTGGAACGTCTGGATTGGGTAACTTAAATAGTTTCTTACCATCTGTTAATATTTCTCCACAAAATATGGCAACAGGAGATTTCTTTGAATTAAGCAGTATAACTGGAACTGGCTTTACAGTCCATTTTAAGAACTCAAGTAATGCTAGTATTGATAGGAACTTTACCTATAGTGCTGTTGGTTTCGGCAAAGGAGGGTAACATGGAGGTAAATAGTATTTAATCGTGGCTGACGTTACAAATTACACCATTGAAAATGCTTCAGGAGCAAACGTAAGGACAGATTTAAATGCTGTTTTTGGTGCGATCCAATCAAGTAATTCTAAGTCTACTGATCTAACTTCCAGCCAATGTGTTGCTGGTATGCCTTTTTTAAATACCACTTCAAAGATTTTAAAGATAAGAAATTCAAGTAATGGTGCTTTTACTGAAATTGGAAATATTGATCAGGCTAATCTAGGTCTATTGTCAAAATCAGGCGGTACTATGACAGGCCAGCTTTTACTTGACGATTTAGCTAGTGCTACTTCACCAGCATTAAGTTTTGACACAGATACAGATTTAGGTTTATTCAGACAAGCTGCAAATATAATGGGATTCAGTTCTGCTGGTACTGAAGCAATGTTTTTCAGTGGAGATGGTATAACTCTTAAGGCTCAAAATGAAATAAGATTTAGCGATAGTGACAGTAGCCATTATGTATCAGTAAGTGCTCCTGCTTCAGTTTCTTCAAACAGAACTGTTACTCTTCCCGATGCTGGTGGAGTTGTAGTTACTTCCGAAACTATTGTGGATCAAGTAAATAATCAAGATTTAACAGGAATGAGATCAATAACTCCTGTAGCAAATAATGTACATAATTTAGGATCAACTACTTTAAGATGGGCAAATTTATTTGTAAACGACTTTAATTTATCTAACGAGGGACACAAAAATGACGTTGACGGAACCTGGGGAAGCTATACTATACAAGAAGGGGTAGAGGATCTTTTCTTGATTAATCAACGCAATGGCAAAAAATACAAGTTTGTCTTACAGGAGGTCTCTTAATGACAATTAATTTTGGCGATGGAACGACTATTGAAAGTGGTGGCTCTCTAGGAAAAGTTTTGCAAGTAATTCAAACAGTAAAGCAAGATACTTTTTCTGAAAATATGAACGCAAACACTGTAAGCGGTGATATGGGTTTAAATGTTACAATTACACCTTCTTCAAGTAGCAGTAAAATTTTGCTTTTTGCTCAACTTACCATAGGTTTTGTCACAGATGATCATGTAGGTTTTACTATTCTTAAAGGAGGTTCTACAATAAGTGCTTATTTACCCACAAGTGCTGGAAGTCGAACAACATTTTCTTCTGGAACCTCAACAAGAGCTAATAGTTATCCAGTGGGAGTAAGCGGAAATTTTTTAGATAGTCCAAGTACAACAAGTGCTACAACTTACAGCGTCAGAATAAAATATGGAAGAGGAGTAAATGGTCAAACAATGTTCTTAAATAGAGCAGAGGTTGACACAGATGCGGTTCACAAGCAAAGAGCCGTTTCAGTTGTAACAGCAACGGAGATAGCAGGGTAATGGCAAACTTAGATCATAATGCGATAAGAAAAGCATATCCAAACGTCACTGTAATTAATGACACAGGTTCGGTTATATTAGATTCTTCTGGAAATTCTGTAACAGTTGAACAATCTCAGATTGATGCAGCAAGAGTAACTCTTGATGCTGAATATGCAGCATTAGAGTATTCACGAAATAGAGCCGATCAATATGCCAATATTAATGACCAATTAGATATGCAATATTGGGATAGTGTCAACGGAACAACAACATGGAAAGATCATGTTGCTAAAGTAAAGTCAGATAATCCAAAGCCTAGTTAAATGGCAATAATTCCAGGAAAGAAAAACTTTACTGTTGATAGAAGGGCAGACTTTCCTATCAAACTGACATTTAAAGATTCCACTGGATCGGCTATAGATTTAACTGGATATACTGTAGCTGCACAAGTTTATGATGAGTCACGATCCACCAAATATGCAGATTGGACAGTTGCTTATACTAACAGATCAGGTGGAATTATTGATATTTCATTGTCTGATACTGATACTGCAACTTTTACCCCAAGTATTTTGTTTTATGACGTATTATTAACAGAACCAAGTGGCAGCAAAAATTATTATTTAGAGGGTAAACTATTTATAAGTGAAGGTTACACAGCATGAGCAATCCTAATCAAGTTGTTGTCTCACAAGTCTCAGACGTAACAACTGTTGAAGTTACGACACAAGGTCCACAAGGTCCTGCTTTCGCTACAAGTGGAACTACTTTAGATGACTCTAGTAAAGTAGATGGTGCGATAGTGTTTTTCGACTCATCTAGTGGTACATTTAAAGCAGATTCAACTACTACTAAACTAACACTCGTAGACGGGGGTAATTTCTGATGGCAAACACAATTAGAATTAAAAGATCAACTGGATCATCAAACCCAGGGTCATTAGAAAATGCTGAAGTTGCTTTTAGAGAAGGCGATGAAGTCCTAATCTATGGTACGGGTACAGGGGGAGCAGGAGGTTCCGCTACAAGTATTATTCCTATTGGTGGTAAGGGAGCATTTTTTGATAAAGCAACAACAAGGACAACTAATCATGTATTAGCTGGTGCTGCCTCTGGAAGTGCTGCTGCTCCTGCATTTAGAGCATTAGTAAGTGATGATATACCTTCAATAGCACATACAAAAATATCTGATTTTGATGCTGGAGTACGCACCAATACATTGGCAGAAATGGCTGCTCCTGCTGCTGCTGTATCTTTAAACTCACAAAAGATAACAAACTTAGCTACACCGACTGCTTCTACCGATGCTGCTAGTAAATCATATGTTGATGGTGTTTCACAAGGACTTGATATAAAAGATTCTGTAAAAGTAGCGACTATAGCTAATATTACACTTTCTGGAACGCAAACTATAGATGGTGTAGCGGTTTCTGCTGATGAAAGAGTATTAGTTAAAGATCAAAGTACTGCAAGTCAGAATGGACTGTATCTTTGTAAAGCAAGTACATGGGAAAGAACAACAGATTTAGCTGCTGGTGCTAATGCTGCTGGTATGTTTACTTTTGTAGAACAAGGAACAGTAAATGCTGAAAGCGGTTTTGTTTGTACTTCGGACTCTGGAAGTGCGGTGGTGGCAACAAATAATCTTACATATTCGCAGTTCTCTGGTGCTGGTCAAATTACAGCAGGAAATGGTTTAGAAAAATCTGGTAATACTTTATCTGCTGATCTTAAATCAAATGGTGGACTTGTAATTGAATCTGCTGAAATAGCTGTTGATCTTGCTGCTAGTTCTATAACAGGTACTCTTGCAGTTGGAGATGGAGGTACAGGATCAACCTCTGCTTCGGCTGCTAGAACTGCATTAGGACTAGCTATTGGAACGAATGTTCAGGCTTTTGATGCACAACTAACCGATATAGCTGGCTTAACCCCAACAGATAGTAACTTTATTGTGGGTGATGGATCAAACTTTGTTCTCGAATCAGGAGCTACAGCAAGAGCATCTTTAGGAGCACAGGCATCTGCAACAGACTTAACAAATTTATCTTCCTGTCAATCAGGTGGATCTGCTGCTTTAGCTGCTCTTACCTCAACAGAAATAGCCATATTAGATGGAGCTACAGTAACAACTGCTGAATTAAACATTCTTGATGGAGTTACATCAACAGCAGCAGAATTAAACATTTTAGATGGAGTAACATCAACCGCAGCAGAATTAAATATTTTAGACGGAGTTACATCAACTGCTGCTGAATTAAATATTTTAGATGGAGTAACATCTACTGCCTCTGAACTCAATATTCTTGACGGAGTTACAGCTACAACTGCTGAAATAAACTTGATTGATGGAGGAACATCTGCCAGTTCAACAACATTAGCAGCAGCCGATAGATTTATCTGTAATGACGCTGGAACGATGAAACAAGTTGCTTTATCTGACCTAGTTACATTTTTAGAAAATGAAAGTGCCTCCAGCTTTAACATAGATGGTGGAACTTACTAGATCATAGGAGGTTAAATCAATGGCAAACACCATTAAATTAAAAAATGCAAGCGGTAGCGATCCAAGTGCTAGTGATTTAGTTGTCGGAGAAGTTGCGATTAGAACTGATAATGGTAAATTATTTACAAAGAAAGATGATAATTCTGTAGCTGAAATATCAGGTGGTGGTGGTATCGATGATGGAGACAAGGGGGATATAACTGTCAGTAATAGCGGTGCAACCTTTACTATTGATAATGGAGTTGTAACATCTGCGAAAATAGCAGATTCAACTATTGTCAATGCAGATATATCTAGTAGTGCTGCTATAACAGGAAATAAATTAGCAGACGATACTATTGTAAATGCAAAAATAGATAGTGCCGCAGCGATAGCAGGGTCAAAAATTTCTCCTGATTTTGGATCTCAAAATACAACTACAACTGGAACTACAACCACCTCAAAGTTAACTATAAATGCCAATACACCAACAATAGAATTAAATGAGGCTGACGGAAATCCAGATTATAGATTATTTTCAGAGAGTGGTGTTTTTAAACTTCACGACTCAACAAATGGTGCGGACAGATTTGTAGTTAATACAGATGGACACGTTGATATAGCTGGAAATGTAGATTTTGGTGCTGGTATTGACGTAACAGGAAATATCGGAGTAACAGGAACAGTGGCAGGGAGAGATATGGCTGCTGATGGAACTAAATTAGATGGAATTGCATCTGGTGCGACAAATGTTAGCACAGAGAATATTCAAGATATTGTTGGTGGAATGGTTACTGGAAATACTGAGACAGGTATTACTGTTACTTATCAAGACGGTGACGGTACTTTAGATTTTGTTGTAGGAACACTAAACCAAGACACTACAGGTTCAGCAGCAACATTAACAACAGCAAGAACTATTGCAGGGGTCAGTTTTGATGGGTCTGCAAATATCTCTCTCAATAACAACGCAATTACAAATGGGGCTGGCTATATAACTAGCTCTGGAACGTCTGCTGCCTGTTCTGGTAATGCTGCGACTGCAACAAAACTTGCAGCAACAAAAACTATAGCTGGTGTTGCCTTTGATGGATCTGCAAATATTTCTTTGAATAATAATGCAATAACAAATGGGGCTGGATATATTACAGCAACACTTACAGAGGAACAGGTTGAAGATTTTGTAGGAGGAATGGTTACTGGAAATACTGAAACAGGTATAACAGTCACATACCAGGACTCTGATGGAACACTAGACTTTGTTGTTGCAACTCAATCTGATAATAATTTTACAACTACCCTTTTAAATAAATTAAACGGAATTGCTACTGGTGCAACTAATGTCACAAATAACAATCAGCTTACAAATGGTGCTGGATATATAACTTCTGCAACTGACAGTACAAAAATGCCTCTATCAGGTGGAGAATTTACAGGAGATATAACCGTTGAAGGTATATTTCCAGACTCAAATAACCAGCGTAATTTAGGATCTACAGACAAAAGATTTGCAAACTTATTTGTGAACGATTTACACTTTGCTAATTCACCAGAAAATCCTAATAAAGTTGATGGGACTTGGGGTGATTGGACTTTACAAGAGGGTAAAGATCAAATTTATATGTTGAACAACAGAAATGGCAAAAAATATAAAATGAATTTAACAGAGATTGTATAATTCTTAAAAATTGATATTATAAAAAGAAAACTTATGCAAGCAATTACCGAAAAACAAATTCTTGAATGGAAAGAAGAACTAGATAAACAAGTTAAAACTAGAGATCATGCAAAAAAAGTTTTAGATGAATCAAATAGCAATATTAACGCTTTACAGGGCGGTATTCAGTTTGGGGAGATGTTGTTGAAAAAGAGCGAGTCATCAAACCAGCAAACAGGTATAGTGGAGCTAGGCCAACAATCAGGAAAAGCACCATCAAAGAAATAGGTGCTAAAGCCTTTATCAATGCTTCTTTAATCATGTTTCAAAAAATAGCTAACGTCTTAAGTATTGTTTCTTTTCTTATGGTAGCTTCCATGAGTGCTGGAGCGTACATAGGCTACAAATATGTAACATCAGAAAACTTTAAGTCTCAAGTTATGAATGAGATTCTTGGAAATGTACAGGGTGCTTTACCAAAAGTTTTAGATAATGTAATACCCGAAGCAACAGGACCATCCATACCATCATTTATTAAAAAGTGATCTTTGGTTTTATAAAAAAGTTAGTTAAATACTATATTGATAAGTTAGTAAACTGGTTAAGAATAAAAAAATTTAACCTAGAACTTGATAATGACATAAAAAAATATCACGAAGAATTAGATAAAAAGATAGAAAAACCAAAAATTGTAGAAACTGGTAAATTTGGAGAAGATGGCTGGTCTATTTCTATCGGAGATGTAAATGACAGAGATACCAAGATTTAAAATAAATGAAGTAAAAATACATGAAATACCGATATGGAACTTAAATAATCCAGTAGTAAATCAAATAAACAAACCTATTGTTGATATTCCAGGTTGTGTAAGAGTCCATAGAAATAACCTTACTAGCCTTATTGATAGTTCAAAAGATGAATATGGCACTTATACAGAATGTGGTAACTTCAGTATTCCTAGTTTTGAGCCTTTGCAGTATAACCCCAATGAATTTAAATACACGCAATCAGAAACTCCTACAAATCAAGAGCAAGAGTTTGTTCAACCTACAGTAGAACCTCCAAAATACGAGCCAAAGAAAAAAGATGATGAACCACTTTTTGTTCCCTGCCCTGGACAAAAAGACCAAAGAATAGGTCAATATGCTTCAGAACTTAAACTGGAGCGTGTTTCTGGACATAAAAGAAGCGAAGATGGGAGTGAGTGTATAACTCTTTATGAAGACGTTGCGTTCATTGAACAATACATACCTGGCCCTCCACAGCTTATTAGTACTGCTGCTATTGCTAGTGTCGCTGCCACTACTCCATTATTACTTAATGCAATAAAACCTCTCGTAAAACAATTATTTAAAAAGCTGACAAAGAAGAAAGATAAGATAGAATAAAAGAACCTTATTTTTTCATGGCGACAGATAAGGTGTCTAGGTAGGCAAGTTTACCCGTGCTTGTCTACTGCCCTATTTTAAATTCGTGAGTGTGCGGTAATACTTG